GGCGGGTGATCGATCTCGAATGTATTAGCCTCAGAGCCAACAAACACGAAAGGAATATAATCTAAAGTGTTACCGGCGCTATCAGTTGGTATTGTCTCTTTATGTATATACCACTCACGGCGCTCATTCTGTCGATATACGCGCTGCACATATACATTTTCCTCAAGGTCTAGGCAAATGTACTCATCAACCTCATCAAATCCAAAGCCGTCCTCGTGCATTTCTGCAGCTTTAGTGGCTAAAACTATTTTCACCGGAATAACTCGAGGTCCGCGCTGCTCAACTTGCCAGTTGATAATTTGCTGCGCTTTATAGCGTGTAATCGTTGCAAATACTTTGCCTGAAATTAGATCAGCACGACTGATTTCGCCATCTGTCTCTGGAAAGTCAATAAGTAATCCAGCGCGACCATTACGCAATACGTCACGGAATACTTCCTGTGATTGTTGGTAAATATTCTGGCCTGCGCCATCAATATTTTCTTTGACATACTCAAGTTCGGGTGGAACTTCACAAGTTGGTGTTTTTTGAAACGCTTTACCTACTAACCCTCGAGAGGTATATCCTGCGATCGCATAGAATACACTGCGCTTGAAATACTGGTCTCTGCGTTGGACCATTTCTTCGCTTGTATCTTCGGGATTTATTTTGCGTAGATAATCATTCAGATTTTCGGCATCGCAGATATCATCTACGAGTTTCCATTTCTCTAGGGACTTAACATATTGCGGGTGTTGAAAGTCAATACTCATCGCGCCATTCCTATATTCGTTACCACAACAGGTCTGCCCAGCGACCACTTGCGGTGTATGAAATAACCTACGCTATCGACCCAGTCATCTATTGCAGGATGTTCACTAAACTTTTCTGGTTGACCCGCCTTATCGTAGCCCTGCGACTCCAAAGCGTCAGTCAAGTTTTGGCATGTTTCTGTGTTGATTAGCCATCGATCGTGCGATAGCAATCCGTTTACAGCATTTATGCGGTCTCTAACCGCAGGGTTTGCTTTCGGATAATCTACAGAGTAACCAGAGCTGCGTATTATATCAATATCGCTGGAAGTTGCATTAGTGCTCCCAGCTTTACCGCTAGCATCCGGATATACAGTAATTTTACGGTCTGCGGATTTAAATTGCTCGAGGCGATTACAAAAATCTCTAGTATCGTGGCTAATAATTTCAGCAACGCTAATCGGTTGATTGTTTTCAATTACGTTAATAACCGAGCAGCACCCACCGATATTGAAGTCGATGCTAACGTGTAAATATTTATCCGAATCTTTTAGCTGTCTCTCCGTATGATGTTTCCTGCGATCGAAGAAATGATAAACCTTATTCGCTGATAGGCTAACGATCTCGCCGTTTAGATACATATCGGCTAGGACAGGATCATAGTTATCTAAAATCTGTTGAATATAGCCGTCTGGTAAAAATGGGTTGGTCGCAGTCGGTGCTTTAATCACTGCGTAATCTTCGGATGCGTTTTTAACCCATCGAGAATAAATAAACCCGCTATAGCCTTGGTCTGGCGTGGTTACGCAACCGATAGTGTTTCCGTTAGGATGCGTGCATTCTTGACGATTTCTTTCGCTTATCTTTCGCCAAACGAGAGCAGCTTTTTCTTTCGGTAGGGTATCTAACTCATCGACTATCGAATGTGCGACCTCGTAGGCTACGATTCTTTCCGGTCGATCATAAGACCTTAAAATGATCTGCCCATAACCCTGCAGATAAACGATATATTCTGCCCGATTAGTCTTATATCCGATTCCTAAATTGTTTAGCTCTTCCTCGACACCTGCTAAGGCTCGAAGCCGAAGTAGATCATAGGTCGGCATGTAATACGCGCCATTTATCGATGGATTCTGAAGCATTAGCAGGATAAGCCTTGCGATCCCGCCCTTAGTTTTACCCGAGCCTAAACCGCCAACGAGCGCAGGGTACTTGGCTTCACTAAAAACAAAGTCCTCTTGTGGCTCAGTTAGGCTTAGTTGCACGAACAACCGTCACTGTATTGTCTGCGGAGGTGCTGACCGTAGTTTGATCGGATTCTTTCCAGCCAGCTTGCGTTTTGAGATAGAAGATAGCAGCGGTTACGTTACCGTTACGGGCTTGGTTAATAAGATTAGAGCCTACGCTTGCTATCGCATTACCCTTACCCTTTTTATAAGCCTCAGAAACTTCGGGCTGTCTCTTCTCTATCTCGCGAAATGTGTTTTCACTAACACCAAAATAATCTGCCAGTTGTCCTTTAGATAAAACCGAGGCGAGCGCCTTTACTTGAGCTATTTGCTCATCATCGAATACTACTGCGGGTCTTCCACCGCCTTCGCCTTGCTTGCCTTTCTTCATCTTGCGCCAACATACTCAAACGATGCAGTAATCCTATTAGCAGAGCCAGTGCTAGCCATTTTTTTTAAGCCTTTATGGACTCCTGCTCTACTTGGCTTGCGTGTCATTATCCATTGTTTACCCCTCGATAGAGAGTGGATAAAGGATTGACTAGAAGTAATTAAAGAAACCCTAAAGCCTTTAGCCTTATAAATCTTTGCAATTTCGGTCATTACGCGACCGCCTACACCGATACCCTGATAATCCGGCTTAACTACAATTCGGTGAATTCTTTTCATATTTTTGATCTTAAAATGCGGAAAATGCAATAGACTGCACCACGCAACAGGTTCTCCGTTAATCTCCGCAATATATTTAAGAGCAGATCGATTATGATCGTGGCTCAAATAGTGATAGTCCATAAATAATCGCCATTCGTCTTGCTCTGCTTTTCTGATACCGATTTCGATTTCGGGTCGCCGAAGTAACCTCCGACTGAATTCCATTTTATTTACGTCATATATCCAATCAGGCTCTAACCATTCTGCAATATCGTTATGACAACTAACGGCGATAAATTGTTTATTTGATTTACGAACAAATTTCTGAATCGCAGCCGACCCTACGCAAGCAACCTGCCGATCCACTACGGAAGTAAACTCGTCATAAATAAATGGCTTATCGGATTCCAATATTAAACGAGCAAGTTCTGCTCTCATTTTCTGACCGTTAGACAAAACGCTAAATGGTTTTAACCAATCCGGAGGCGAAGCGAATCCGACTTTACTTAAAACTTCGGTAATCTCTTTTGCGGTGATACTTTCGGGAAAATCGTCAACGATACTTTTACCTTGCCACTCGAAGCCTTCAAAAAACAAAAAATCTGGAAATAAATTCTTTGCGATCGTGGTTTTACCAGTTCCGGATGCGCCTACGATTAAACCTACATTCCATTTTTCATCTTCGATCGGAATATCTACGTCATAGCTTTTCTTCACGAAATCCATTTCGCAATCAAACATAGATTTTACTTTGTTCGCTCTAAATGAATTTCCTGCTTCGGATTGGACTACAAACTTTGCACTCGGCATCGATAGCCCTCCGCATTTAGCTTGTTGTAAATATTCTGCTGCTCCATTTCGTCATTGCATTCGATAACGATATTGAAGATTTCCGAATAAGATTCCTCAGTTGGCTCGGGATCGTCCAGATCGATCATTTTCGCGAGTTCCTCGGGATCGAAGCCGAGCAGATCGGCGTTGAAATTCTCGTCCTGCAGCCTATCGATCTCTGCAAGCAATATTTCAGCGTCCCAGTTCGCATTTAGAGCTAATTTGTTATCAGCGATAACGTAGGCACGCCTCTGGGCGTCTGTAAGCGATGAAAGCGTTATAGTAGGTACTTCACTAAGACCTAGCGTTACAGCAGCTCTGGCGCGACCGTGACCAGCTATAATCGTTGATTTTTCGTCTATTAGTATCGGATTCGTAAAGCCGAACTCTCGAATCGAGGCCGCGATCTGTTTGACTTGGCCCTCGGTATGGGTACGCGAGTTGTTGATATACGGAATCAAATCTTCCGTTGGAAGGTATTTAATCTCTAACACAGTCACCCCCAGTGATGCGATATAAGCCTCAGGCTGGGGGCGATTGTTTCATAAATAATTAAATTGGTAAATCGGGATATGAACGACAGGCTCGATGTCCTGCCAATCCTTTCGATCTTTGCGACCTCCTATTCCGAGTTGTGATTGACAAGTATTAAGACGAACGAACCCCATTCTGTCAGACCATTTAACGCCTAAGAAAACAGGAAGGCCCGTATTTTGTGATAACTCCCTAGCTTTAAC